CGCTAACAGACGCGGATGGAGAACACAACTTGATAACCTGGAATGTAGAGATTGACATAGAGACGGCCTATGGAAACAACGACAAAGGAGCTAAGAGAATGGCAGAAAACGCGAACGATTTTGCTGTTGTCAAGCGCTACGAAGAAGAACTCGCGGCCTTGAAAACGCAAAACAAACAGTTTGAAGAGAAGCTGAAAGCTCAAGAAACGCTTACCAAGCAATTCGACGAGCAGATAAAAGAGAAAGACGGCCAGATCAAGAAGCTCAGCGATGATCTGGAAACAATGCAAAAAGAGAAACACACGATGCACGTGCAGCAATGGAGCGACGGCTGGCTCGCGAAGAGCAAGGCCCCCGCGCTTGTGAAGATGCTGGCAGATAAACTGGTCGAGGATCCCGATCAAGAGAAGTTCTTCGAATCAATCCTCGAAACATCGACAACCGTCCCGACGAAACGCTACGTAGGATTATCCGATTCCGAAGAAGCGCCTAAAGGGGTAGACATTGACAAGCTGGCTAAAACGTTCGCCGGCGTGGAGGTGAAATGATGAGTTTGAAAACCGAAGGGTTTGAAAGCGGATACGAACTGATGGTATCCGTTGCAACAAACGCGACGCTGTCCGCGAAACAGGTGATGGGATGGGATAACCTCACGGGGTTGTACAAAGCCACTCCTACGGCGGTGACCGTTACGACCACGATGGCGACGAGCACAGCCACAGCCTTAACAGCAGCCACTTACGCGATCGAATATGGCTCGCCGGCGATTATATCCGTGTCGAAGGGAACATCTACGACAAAGATCAGCACGGACTACTCTACGAAGGTCATCACGATATCGAGCCATACGAAAAACGCAGTTATCAAAGTTGGTTACAACATGTACACGTACGAACCGTGCGCAGTACTCTCGGAAGATGTAGATAAAGCGCAGACGCCCGGATACGCAAAGATGCTATTGAACGGCGTGGTGAACGATTCCGATTTATACGGTACGCTGAGCGCTGACACGAAAGCAAGGTTGGCAAAGAACGGAATTATCGTACTTGAAAGAGAAGAGGTGACGGGATAATGGCTACGTTTAACAGCGCGACTTGGACAACGTTATTGACAAAAGTAATGCAACAGATGAGGGACGAGCCGTTCTTCCTCACTCAGATGCTCGGTTCGAGCCGTGTATACAGCCCGACGACGACCATCAAATGGCGAATGATTACCACTTCCGGTAAGATGAGTTCTATTGGCCTTCGCGACGATCCGGCGAAGAACATCGACTACAAGAACACTGCCAAAGATATTATCGTGACACCGCCCCAAGTGTTCGAACGCGACAGCATCGAATCGACGGAAGCCTTAACCTCGAGCTTCAATCTGAACGAACTCGCGAATCTGAATGACGCATCGGACATCACGCGCTCGTTTGCTTATTCCTACGGCGTGAAACTCCAAGGCCTTCGCGATCGGTTGAAAAGACGCATCGAGTATATGTTCGGGCAACTCGTTCTTACCGGCAAGATTAGCTTCACGACGACCGAACGAACATTCGAAGAGGATTATGGCATCACCACAACCGGCACGCTTGCGGTGAACAGTTCGACGGATCCGCTCGAACTGATCGGCGCGGAATGCGAGAGCTTCGCGCAAACGCTCGGGATGTGGCCGGATGTTGTTCTTCTTACTCCGTATCTCGCGCGCGGCATTATGACTCACTCCAAAACCGAGAAGTATATCAGCAAAAACAACTATAACTTTGGCCTTCTCAAACCGCGATTCAATTCGCCAAGCGTACGCTTCATCGGAGAGTTCCAAGAGTTCGGCATCCCCGAGATTTACGTGTATTCCGGCACATACGCGAACGACTCCAACACGGCGACAAAGTATATTCCTGAATCCTCAAAGACAAGCGGCAAGATGATTCTGCTCAATACGTCGCAGTTTGCCCTCGGTTACGGCGCGGTTGTGGACTTTGAACTCAAACCGGATGGATCCCCAATTATGACCGATGTCATTGTCAAGGAAAAGATTCCCGAAGCATCCGAAGGGCACACGAAGACTATATCGCTACTCTCCTATCCTCTCCCGATTTTGTATAACGCTAACGCGTGCAAAGTATTTACAAGCACGATATCCCAATAGGCCACGCCGGTATTGCACCGGCGGGCTCTTTTTTAGAGGTGAACGGATATGACGGTGGCGCAACTCAAGGCTAAGTTCCCGGAAGACTTGATTAACAGCTTGACGGAATCGGACGACTCGATTCTAACCGTGCTGCTCGCGGAAGCGGAGACGTTTATCAACTCGATCATTGCAATCACAGACACAACCCTCAAAGAGATACACGAAACGTCTTACGTGATTTACCGGTTATATGAGCGGCACGGATTCCAGGAGCAGGCTCAGGCATATTACGATCGATTGATGAGCGCGCTCAAGAAGACAACCGGAACAGATGCGGCGGCCCCTTCTTCGCAACACTATATCACGGCGGGCACGCAAGTATTCACGACAACCGTAATGGATAAGTGGTGATGTTATGGTCATCACGTTTACCTATACCGACAAAGGCATTGATACGCTTACCAAACGGTTGAACAAGGAGCTTTCCGATCTCTCTAAACCGCTCAAAGACGTAGCCGTGTACATGAAAGAGGAAGTGATGGAGAACTTCGAGCAAGAAGGGCGGCCGAAGGGATGGCCAGCGCTCGCGGACAGCACAATCGAGAAAAAGAAGAAGGTCAAGGGCGTAAGCGGTCAAATCCTCGAGTTCCACGGTAAGCTCAAGCAATCGATCAACCTGCGTTCAGACAAGAGTGAAGCGTCGGTATTCTCTGGCGTGTTCTACGGCGTGTATCACCAAACGGGCACGCGAAAGATGCCGCAGCGAGCCTTTATGCCGTACTCTGACAGCGATGGAATTCCGCCGTTCGATACCAAGGGAATCGAGAACATCAAAGATATTCTTCTTGAGCATCTGACAAGGGCGTGTGATTGATATGTACAAAGAGCTGCTTGACGAGATAAAGAACGCGTTGGATACGGAGTTCCAGGCAGAGACGGTCAAGATCGGCGCGCTGAACTGGGCGAAGAACGCGATCTATCCGTTGATAGAGATTTTGCCCGGAAGAGCCGATCGCGCGGTGTATGTGAGCAGTGCAGGCGTCGCAAAAGAAAAGCTCGACTTCACAATCATCTACGCGAACCGCGGCACCTTCGCACAGGCGGAAGAGCTTGAGAAGAGCAACGCGGAAGCAGCAGAGAAAATCGTGGCAATATTCAAAAACAAGAACAGCAACATCGAAAACCGGCGGGTATTTTATCAAGTGCCCGGATACGCGCTCGAACGAATACTGGTTGAATCATCGAACCATTACGTCGTGGGTGCGGCAGTCGAAATACAAATCGAAACAGTGAGGTGATAAAGTGGCAGCGTTACAAGGTTCTCAAATGAAGGTGGTAGGCAGGCTTGAGTCGTCCGGGACTAATGTTCATCTCGGGTTACTCCAGAGCATATCGCCTTCGATAACGAACGAGGCCGCCGAAGAAAAAGGGATCGGCGGTTATACCAAGACCAGAATGACCAAATACGATCAAGCGATCAGCCTTGGCGGATTGGTTACGAGCAAAGATGTGCTGGCGTTTGGGACGAATACCGGCAACGGCGTGCCTCCCGCGGTCGAGTTGCGAATACACGACGCAACACTCGGGAGTTGTTACTTCGGAAACATGACGATCAGCGGAGGGGAAGATGCGCCGCTCGAATACTCGCTCGACGGAATGTTCTTAAGCATTACGACGGGCGCGACGGCACCGACAGAAATCACTCCGGAGACGTACTTCGTTTTCTCGGACGCCACGATCACGTGGGCGAGCGAAACGGATACCATTCGTAGCTTCTCGCTCAGCAAGAACCAAGACGTTACCGGCATTTACGGGACGTCGTTGTCTCCGACTGACGTGGAGATCGGAACGGCTACCTATGAGGGCGAATTTGCCATCGCATCTTCTACCGTAAGCAAAATTGCGTCGGGCGCGTGGGATCCAGCCAAAGCAGCGATCGCATTCGAAATTAAATTTGTAGACGCATCGAGCGCTTCCCACACGATCACATTCTCCGGTACCGGCGCGAAGATTACCGGCGCCTCCGGAAGCGTTGATCCTGATTCCGAGTTTGAAGTGACACAGACCTTCTCATTTGAAACATTCACCATCGCTTAGAGCGCGGGGTAAAACCCGCGTTCTACTTTATTTTTGAAGGGAGAGAAAATAATGAATCTATTCATTGGACCGCAAGACACGTATACCGTGAAGGTAGCAAATACAGATATTACTCTAAAGCCGCTATATGCGGACGATTACTTTACAAGCGTATCGTTATTCCGAACGCTCGCGCAAGTTTTCACAACCGGGCAAAAGATCGAAAAGCAGGATATCGACAGAACGTATGATCTACTCACAAAACAAATTGTTAAGATCGAGGGTGTGAGCGAAGTAACAAGAGAAGTCGTTAAAACAATGAATCCATCGGCGATGATCGAAATCGTGATGGAGATTGCGAAACACACGCAGTTAGAAGGCAAGGATAAATCCTTTCGTCAAAACGCAGGTGATTAAAGACAACATACCAATCGAGTACATCATCTTTCGAAGAATCGGATCCCTGCCGTGGGGTTGGAAAACACCTATGCGGACGGTGTTCGCACTCTGCGAGTACGAGAGGCAAATAAACGAGTTGAAAGCGGTAAGAAAACGCTGACAAGCATTGAAGGGAGAGAAAAGAGATGACGGAAGAAATAACGCTATACGTATCCAAAAACACAAAGAAGGAAATTATGATATTCGGCAAAAAAATAGTGGTTCGGCCGATCACCAGCATCGATTACGCGGAGAACCTCGGGAACATCAAAGCGTTCGGCGAGGGATTGCAAAACGCGGACAACATTAAGCCGGAGATAATGAAGGCTATCGTGTACCTGTTTTCGAAGATGATTGTGTCGGTCGAAGGGTACGACGGCGCCATCAACGAAGAGTTTGTCAAGAGCTTCACACCGGAATTTATGATCGCGCTGATCCCGGTACTGGTTAGCCTTGTATCCATCAACGACAAGGAGCGATCCTTTCGTGCGAGCGATGAAAAAGCTCGGCAAAATCCCTGATGAATACTGGCT